TGTGGTGCCTGACACGCTGATGCCGGTGCCTGCGCTCACGCTGTTGACGCCGGTCGCGCTCACGGTGAGCGTCGTGGTGCCTGCAATTGACACGCCGGTGCCAGCCTCAATCGAGGCTGCAATCGTCGGCGTCGTCGTGCCGGTGACCGTGATGCCGTTCCCGGCGGTCACGGATGTCACTCCGGCTGCGCCACCGCCACTTGTGCCGAGCGGTCCGGACATCGTTATTCGCTCGCCGAACCGACGACGGTAATGCTGCCGGACGTATACGCCGTGATGTTGGCGCGGATCGCCGTCAAGCCGGAGGCATCGTCAGCGATGTACACACCAGGCGTGGTCTGCGTGGTCGAGTGCGTGCGCGCTGCGGTTGACAGGTCGGACAGCGCGTACGTCACGTAGTTGGTCCCGTCAACGGTCCCCTGGAAGGTGATCGTCCCGACGAACGTGCCGCTCACTTGGAACATGGCCCGGTTGTATCCCGCCATGAGGATCGACGTCCCCGCGCCCGTCGCTACCGCCGCCGTCTGCATTGCCGTCACGCCGGATTGACGCGCCATCGTAAACCTCCAGAATTGCACGGTGCATGGGCGCATGCCGGAGACCGGCACGCACCTGCACCCGTCGTGTTAGATGCCTTCGAGGTACGCCAGCACCCATACCGTTACCACGATGTCGGCGGTGATCGGCGTCCATGATGCCGTGGTCAACTTGACGCCGACGTACGATCCGGCAACGCCGCGGTCGCTCTCGCGAGGCTGCTTTGCGTACGCCGCCGTAGTGTCAGTCGCGTTGAGCACGGCCTGCAATCCGGTGACGGTGCCATCAATCGTGGCATCGGCGGTCAGCGTCCCGGCCGTGCGTGCGGTGCTTGCGCGGACGCTGATGCCGACGATCTCGAAATCGAATGGCAGGGTGTATCCCGGTACCGCGAGCACGTCGTCAGTGGTTGCGGCGCTGTCGCGCACCTCCACGATGTTCATGGCGACAGCCGTCTGGCTGTCAGCCACATCGGCTTGCCCGAAGTGCAATGCGATCAACTGGCCCTTGGAAATGATGCGTTCAATGGCGGTCATGTGTGCGTTCCTTCAGGCAAGCGTGACGGTCGGTCGCCCGACCGTCACCTGCCCATCGGCTGGTGTCGCGTGTTAGGCGACGGTGATGTTGTACAGGACGTCGGCTGCCTCGATGCCCGATGCAGCGCCCGTGCCGGAGTACCGGCCGAGACCCGCACGGACGTAGAGCGCGATCACGAACTGGTCGGTCTTGATGTCGCGGAAGGTCTCGACGCGGATGCGCCGACGGAAGCCGAGACGGAAGCCGTTGCGATTGAATGCGACGACCTGGCCCTTGACGTTGTTCGCCCCGGTCGTTGAGACCTTGCCGTCAGCCTCCGTCTTGGACATTGCCATCGACGTGATCAATGGCGACTGCCCGATGCGCCCCAACTGTCCGGTCAGGACGGTTGCCGATGGTCCGAACTTGTCGACCGATATGACCTCATCAAGGCTCGCGCACTTGTCGGCGGTGTCAGGATCGGCGACGTAGATCAGGTCCGCCGGATTGGTCGGATGGCCCCAATCCTGAAGGAGGCTGTCCGATCGCATGCGCGACTGCTGGCCCTTGAGAAGACCCCATGTGACCGCGCCAGCCGCGTCCTTCTTGTTCCCGGTGTTGTCAACCAATCCCGCATGGCGGATGCCGTCGAACGCCAGGTAGTGCTTGGTGTCAGCCGGGTCGGCGTCGTCCAGGTTGATGTTGCCGGTGGCACTGTTGGTCGTGTCACCGTTGAGGATCAGGCTGTCCATGTAATGCGCGGTGGCACGTGCCAACTGCGCCCGCAGGAACGGCACGAAGGGGATGATGGAGTCCTCGTCCAACTCGCCTGACCAATACTGGTTGAAGCCGAGTTTGGACGCGGTGATGGTGACTCGGTTGCTACCCGTCTTCGTCGACGTGTTGGCTGACGCGCTGGATGAGGTCGCCTCGGAGAACAGGAGCATCTCCGGCAAGTCCGCCTCGACTGGCACATACACCGTCGGGTCGGTCATCTCGAATTGCGGGATCAGCGCCATGATGCGGCTCTCGGCCTGCGCCGACATCCACAAGTCACGTACGTATTGCGCGCCAATCAACTGGCTACCGAAGCCGCTCTCGGCCGAGTCCATTGCCTTGCGGTACGCGCTGGTCGCCCACCACATGCCCTTGGCCGCGAGTTCGCGATCAGCGCCCGCAAAGGAACTGACCGGCACGCGTGGGAACAGGTTGTCGATGGCGCGCTGGTCAATCGACTTGACCTCGGCCTCCGGCAGGTAATAAGCCTCGGAGATCGCCTTGAACGCGTTCTCAAGGTCCGGCGATGGTCCGCGTCCACGACCGCTGCGCTGCTCGGCGACGGCGATGTCGTAGAGGAACTCGACGTCACTGATGTTGAGGTTATGCCGGGCGAACTTGGAACCAACCAATTTCTGGTCGGTGCCGAAGCGGATCTTGCGCACGAACTCGCTGTTCGGGTTAGCGACCTCCGCGTCGATGATCTGCTTGGCGATCTGTGCGGCGCGTGCCTCGAAGGCTGCGTCGCTGGTCACGTGCTCTGGAAGCCCTTTCAGGCGTGCCTGCACGTCACTGAGGATGATGCCGATCTCGTCGGTGTTCACTTGCGTGTCTCCAGGAATGCCCGCAAAGCCTGCGGGTCGAATGCGCGGAACGGGTCCGCGGATTGGTACATGACGGGTTCATCCGTCGGTGGTCGATCCGTGACGACGGGTTCAGGCGTCTCGTCAAGTGCCTCGACGACGCGCATGAGCAGGTCGTGCGCCTGTCGGATCAGTGCCTCGGTCTCAGGACTGATCGGTCCCGCGGCCTTGACATGGCCCGGCTCGCCCTCCCAGAACATGCCGTTCCGTTCGGCGGTGCCAAGTTTGGCGACCGTGTCGGCGTTCATGAACTCGGGTGGCTCCTTGCCAAGCACCTTGTACACACGCTCAAGACCGTTGTAGGCGCGACGTCGCGTCGCGTCATCGGCCGTGGATGTCAGCACCGCGAGCATCGCGCTCGCGACCGACGGCCACACGTCCCGCACAAAGGCGGTGCTTGCCACAACGATATCACGGTCTGGCGGTGACGCGTCAGCGCCCTTGCCGGACTGACCGCGCGCCCACGCTGCGGCGCGTTCGCTCTCGGTGCGGCTGCCACCGCCCCAGAGCGCATGCGCGACCACGCCGGGTGACGGGTAGTCGGGATGTCCACGGTCCGCAGACGGCGCGTCAAGGTCGCCCATGTGGCGCGCAAACCATGCGGCCATGCGCGCCGCCTTGTCGGCCGACACGTTGCCGCCCGCCATCGACCGCGCCTCGGCCAGCGTCTTCTCGGTGACCCCGTCGCCGGACAGTCCGTCCGCGTGCCACTCAAGACCCTGACGCGCGTTCTGGCGCAACCAGCCGGGTGCCTCGATCTTCGTCACCGACATGGCGGTACCGGATGTCGTCACCGGCGGGTCAACGGACCTGACGCGGATCGCGTCGGCGTTCGCCGGAATTGGCACGACCGAGATCTCGAGGAGTTCCTTCCGGACATGTCGCACCGCCGTGCGTGGGTCCGGCGCAACGGTCACGAGCGCCTTGATGGTGTCGTCATCGAACGCCCGTGATGCGCGCAGGGACGCCATGTCCGGGTACTCGATTGCGAGCGGCCGGAACCCGACGCTCACCGCGCGAAGGTCTCCACCTTCCACAAGCGACCGCGCAAGCGCGCCGTATTCGCTTTCGTTGAAGCGGATGTCAGCCAGCCAGCCCGCGTCGCTGCGGCTGATCGACACGCATCGGCCCACAATGGCCTCGATGCTCGTGTATTGGTGGCTATCAAGCACGACCGGATTGGTCAGGTATTGCGTGAAGTCCCATCCTTCGAGCGTGACGACCTCGCCCTGACGGTCCAGCCGGTCGTTCGTGAACAGGAACGTGTAGATCGGCACGCCGTCCGCGCCGACCTGCTTGGCCTGGTACGTTGCGTCGGTGTAGGTCTTGTCGTTCATCGCGTCCTCAGTCGGTTTCGAAGGTCATGGTGCACCGACAGTTGACGACTTCCTTCGCCGATGGCAACTGGTGTGGTGCAGGTCCGGTGTCATCGCCGACGTGGAAATCGGCATCGAGTGGTACGTTGCGGTTCCGCGCGTCACGGTGTGCCACAACGTGCGTCTCGCGGGTCCGCGCGTCCAGTGCCGCAAGCCAGTTCTTGCCGGTGACGACGCCGGATTGCTTGGCACCTTCAAGACTGCCCGCGTTGGATGCGCCGATGACCTCGGTGCGCGCAATGGCTTCGGTTCGCCACGTCGCGGCGTCGGTGAATACCTGCGCCACACGCAACTGCAATGTCGGGATGTCCTCGCCAGCCGCCAGCCCGGCCGCCAGGCTCAGTTGCAACGTATTCCACGTCGTTTCGTTGACGGCACGCGCAAACCGTTGCGCCCTCCCCTCAAGGATGGTGACCGCGCGCGGGTCTCCGAGGTCAAACGACATGGCAATATTCAGGTCGTCCAACGTGGCTTGTCCGCCGTCCTCCATCGTCGCGCCGATCAACGGCAACCCGAGCGCGCGCAATTGACGGTTCCATGTGGCAAGGTTGAACGGGTCCGCCTGCGCGTCACCCGCGTCCTTGATGGCTTTGGCCCGAAGTTTGGCGCTGACGCTGTCGCTTTGGCGCCGGAAATACTCACGCAGTGCAGCCATGAACCGCGCCTCGTGCTTGTCGGTGCGGTCGGTGAACGCTTTCCAGATTTTCTGGTGCTCGACGCTGCCGTATTCCACCCACGCTTTCGAGGTAACCTCAATGACGGGTGCCGTTGAGGGAAGCGCGAGCACCGGCCACGCGATGGATTGCAGTGCCTTGACGGGTGCGGGTGTCGTCGATACCTCGGTCGATGGCAACGCCGTCGGTGGCGGTGCCTTGGCGAGACCCGCCATGGTTTCCTCGGTCACGGGACTGAACACGGTCGTGTTCAACCACGCGGCGTCGCCCCATGCGTAGCCGGTCTTGCCCGGTGGCAGGAACCGTGGCGCCAACTCCTGAAGTGCGCGGTTGAGTGGCACGCCTACACCGACCAGTTTGACGACTTGGTCTATGACTTCCGCCCGGTCTTCTTGCAAGGTCTCGATGTCCGACGCATCGAACTCCACCTCGTCAGCCTCGGTGCCGAACAGCGGGACCAACTGTTCGGTGATTTCGTCGGCCAGGAAGCGCGCCTCCGGCAGCAGCGTGTCCGTCCACAGCGCCTTCGCGGCCTGCTCGTAGTTGGAGTAGGTCGAATGCGTCTGGTCGCCGATCAGTTGCGGTGCAACGCCATACACCGTGCACACCTCGCGGACCCCGTACGACATCAGGGACAAGAACTCGGCGTCTTTCGGCGTCAGTTTCATCGGCGTGAACGAGATCGGCTGCGTCAGGACCGCCGTGCGGTGCGCCTTGTCTGCGCCCTTGAACCGGCGTTCCAACATCTGGCTGAGTTGTTCGGCCTGCTCGCGGGTGAGGCTTGACGTCTTGTCGGCGGGACCGATGACGCCTGACAGCATCATGCCGGAGTCGAAGATCTGCCGGTTCGAGCGCATCGCGCCCGCGGCCGTGTCGATTGCCAGACGCGCGGATGCAATCGGTGACAACCCGCTGAACTCGTCGGCCGGGTTGTCATACTTCAGCCAGATCACGTCGGCAGGGTCGAACGCAATCGTCTGTCCCTGATCCTCGTAGAGGTACCCCTTGATGTACCGCACCGGGTCCGGCACGACCGTCATCTTGGACGGGTTCGCCCACCAGATCTCCCGTGGTGCGGATTGCGCCGCAGTGCGCCCCTCGACGCCGTTCTCCAGAACCCAGAACGCCTGCCCGTAGGTGCAAAGCGACATCTCGGTCATGCGGATCAACCGGCGGAATGTCCAATAGCCGTTGACCGAGCGCATCAGGTCGTACAACCGCCCCGATGTCACCTCGACGCGTTCGCCGTTCGTGGCCCGCTTGTAGATTTTCAGGTTCAGTTTCGCCAGGTTCTTCGCCCGGATGTTGGAACAGGCGTAAACCGCAGCGTTGGTCGCCGGGTAATCGCCGTACGCGGCTGGCGCGTACCTCTCCTGATCGTGTCCGAACGTCGTCTCGAAACTGTCGACGGTAGCCGGACCCAGCCGGAACGCCTTCGCGATGCGGTCGCGCCACCTCATACCATCACCCACTCGCCACCGCCGAGCATGAGATCAGTCAGCGCCCACACCAGCGCGTCCAGCCGGTCAGGGGATTTCGCAGCGTCCGCGGTGTACGTCGCCATTTGGTCCTCAAGGTCAGGGTACACGCCGACGTGATGCACGCGCCCCTGTTCGTACAACGCCGCCACCGGCTCGGCCCGAGCCAGTTTACCTCGGCTGGCCCTGACACTACGATACGCGATATTCGCGTCGACCGTGCGCATGACGGTCTCGACAAGGTCGCCACCGTTGTTCGCCTCGGCGACAAGCCGGTCGGCGCCGAGTTCACGATACCGGCGCACCGCTTCCCGCGCCCATGCGTCCGGTGACGCGCGCAGCGTGTAATCCCCGATGACGTACGCGTGTCCGTCCTCGCCGAGACCGCAGGCGACGATCCCCGTCATGTCCGCATCCTCGCCGGACGTGACGGCCGGGTCGACGGCGACGACGACGCGCCAGAACGTTGGCGCGTGACGCACGCGGTGATCGTCGATCATTGCCCGCGTCCACAGCGCGCCTGGTGTGTCCTCAAGGAGTTCGGCGTACAACTCCTGACGTCCGAGTCTGGTGCCTTCATATTGCCGTCGGATCTGCGAAAGGAACGCCTCCGGCAGGTTGGACGCATTGTCGAACGTCGAACCCGTGGTGACAACGGTGCCGGGTGCGGCGATCAGGTCACGCAGGATGCGCGTGGGCTTCGGCGTCGTCGTCACGACGGCACGCGGGTCGGTGCCGAGACGCAGTCCGAGTTGCAGCATGTCCCACGCCTCCGGGTAGCGCCACGCCGCAAGTTCGTCACACCACGCCGCGTCGTGTTGCGGCCCGCGCAACCGGTCCGGCTCATCCGCCGAGTACGTCGTCGCCATCGCGCCGTTCGGCCACTTCAGGCGACGCTTGGACGGTTCGTACTCGGGTCGGTTGCCAGGCGGTGCGACGGCAAGGATGCCCGACTCGCCCTCCACCATGACGTCGCGCGCGTCGGCTGCGGTCGCGCCGACGATGGCGACGCGCTGTCGCCCGTGCCTTTCGACCTGCGCGCGGACCCACTCCGCGCCCGTGCGCGTCTTCCCGAAGCCTCGGCCCGCGAGCACCAGCCACGTCCGCCAATTGGTGACGGGTGGCTGCTGGTTCGGACGTCCGACGATGCGCCACTCCCGGCGCATTGCGTCGAGGTCCGCGTCAGTCCGGGTCGCCTGTTGCAACACCTGGCGTTGCAAGTGGCGTGGCAAGCGTGCCAGCCTCTGCAACGGCGAGAGCGTCAAGGAATCGGTCAACGTCAAGACGGATTGGCCCTCCACCGGGTCCGCTTAGTTCGACCTCGGTCTTGTCGGTGTAGCCACGTTTGCGGCCCATCTTGCCAAGGAACCAACGCACCTGCTCGGGATGCCCATCCGCGATCAGTTTGGCGTTGGCGCGTTCGGCCACGTCAAGCACGCGCTCGCGTTCATCGTCGATGATCTGCTGGAGCGCCGGGTACCGCGCAATGTATCGCCTGACTGTTGTGGCGTAACAGCCGAGGTGCACTGCGGTGTCGCTGACGAAACCGCCATGCGCACGCAAGGCGTCCGCTACCTGCGTCACCGTGTACCGCTGTTCACCCATCATGCCTCACGTGGATCAATGCATGAGTGCAACTGATCACGTCAACGATACCACGCTGACCTCGACGCGCGGTGCGCGCTTGTCGTCGTACCGGTTCGCCTCGATGCGGGCGACCTGCTCATCGTCATGGTAAGCAATCCCGTTGCAGGCATCAAGCACGGCCTTGAGAAGATTGTCCAGATCTCCCCGACGGCGTGGACGGTACACGTCGAGGAACACGGCGACCGGGCCGCTCATCGGCTGGACGCCCTGAACTTGAGCGATCAATCGGACAGCGTGCCGGAATGCAAGCGCCTCCGGCGTCAGTGCGAGATGCCCCCGCGCCCGACGGTACATGTGGTTGACGGTCGGTGGGTACGGCAACACGAGCGTGATCATGCGCGCACCATCGCGTCGGGCATCGTGCGCCGGACAACGACGTTGGCGAGTGCCAGCACCTCATCCGCGCCGATCCTCGACAAGTCCGGCATCGCCTGGTGCGACACGAGGATGTCGATGTACGCGCAGGCTGCGGCCTGCTCCTCGTCCGTCGGCGTGCGTGCGCACAGTTTCACGGATGCCTCCCACACGTCAATCGCCAGCGCGGTGCGGTGCACGTACGTCACAGCGCCACCTCCCACGAGGAGCGTGGGCACATGAACCTGATCGTCGCGGGTGTGCCCGTCACGACGCTCTGACCAGGCAGGTACGACCACGCGACAAGGACGAACGAGCGCCACTTGTTCGCGTTCCCCAGTTCCTCGTCCTCGGCGTCGGCCTGCACCATCGCCGCCCACAGTTCGTCAACCGTCCCGAGATCGGTGCGTGGCGGGTAGATCGTCTGCAACTCGCGCAGGACGTCCTCCGTGTTGACCTGCAACGTCACGCCGGACGGTTGCGCCCTGATCCACACCACCAGCCGTTCGGCCAGGCCAAAGGCATCTATCGGCACGTGTCCACTCCCCGTCGCTCAGCGACCACCTCGAATGTCCGCCTTGCACGCAACAGCGCGTGCCGGACGCCACGCCCTGACCTGTCCAAATGTGCAGCGGCTTCCTCGCCGTTCATACCGCTGAGCGATGCACACAGGCACCGCGCCTGGTGCGCCGTCATCACCGCCAGCGCCTCCCGCAACGCATCGGCGACTTCGGCACCGACCGCGCGTTCATGCGGATCGGTGGCCGGGGTCGCCTCGAAGTGTGCCTCCGTCATCAGCGGTCCGCCGTCCCAGCCGTTTGTCCCGTGATCCAGAAACCCGCCCGGCGTCAGGCTGACGTGACGACGGTACCGCGCACGCGACGCCAAGTCGAGCACCGTGTTGCGGGTGATGGTGTGCACCCACGAGCGCAACCCGTCGTGGCGTCCGTGCCCTGGCCGGTGCTCGGCGCGTTCGAGGTTCGCCCACACCTTCAGCCACACGGTCTGCGCCACATCCTCGACGGACAACGCGTCCAGCGTCCCGCCACGCATCAGCCGCTTGGCGTGCCCGATCACCTCGCCGGACAGGTCACCGTAGAGAACATTGAACGTCTCGCGCACATCCCCGATCAGCATCGGCGGTACGCCCCGCAGGTGCACTCCCGCGCCCCGTGCGCCCGCCGGTCCCGCTCGGCGATCCACAGTGCGCGAAGCCGCTCCGCATCGAACAGCGCCCACAGTGCGAGTGCCACGAGCAGCGCCAACATCAGCAACTCCAGTCCCACCGCCATCCAGTACCCAGGCATTGTAGCCCCCTTCCACACTGTCAAACGGACGTGATGTCAAGTGGTTGCGGTCCAAATGTGCCCAAAAAGTACGGCGGGTACGGCGGGTTAGGAGGGTTTTTGCCATAAGTCCTCTACGTGAGAGATGTTTCTAGGCACTTTATGGCAAAAAGGGGTCAAACCCGCCGTACCCGCCGTAACCCGCCGTACATTCATGGCCTTATCAACCCGATCCCACGCCATGCGCGTGCACCGTGTCCGGTCTTGAACGACACCATCCCGCGTTCACGGAGCGCGTTTCCGAGCGCCGTCGGCGTCATCGGCTTCTCGGACGACTCCGACGCCCACGCGTTGTACGCCTTGTGGAGTTCGCCTGCGAGCGCCGTCTCGTCATCGTCCACGATGCACCGCGCCTCGAGGAACCCACCGAACCAGTCGGAGTCTTCGCGGTAGGTCGCCCCCGCCATCTCGACGGCACGAGGCACGATCAGCCGCCCTTCGCGGTGATAGTCCCGGGTCCCGTCAACGATCCACGCCATGACCGCTGCAAGGTCGTCACGGAGCCGTTTCTTCAGGTCGCCCTGCACTTCGTTGTCGCGGATGCGCTCGGTGAACGGTATCGAGCGCATGCGGTCCCACAACGCGTGTCCACCGCCACGGACGACGGGACGGTGATTCGTCGACAGCCACACGGTATGCGATGGCTGGAACGTGAACGGTGCCTCGTACAACCGGCGTGCACTAATCGTGTCATCACCCGTGATCCACTTGACCCGTGCCTCGTCGAGCCGTCCGCCTTCCGGGGTTTCCTGCGACGTGACCAGCCGTGCGCGGTACAGCGACGCGATGTCCGGCGTCGCGGACCCACCACCGCGCGTGTCCTTGCTGGCAAGGAACAGCGACGATGGAACCGTCAGGCTGTATTCCCCGAACGCCGCCTGGCACGTCTCGATGAACGTTGACTTACCGTTGCGACCCGTCCCGTAGAGGATCAGCATGATCCGTTCCGACGTGTCACCGATCAGGGTGTAGCCCATCGCCATCTGCGCGAACCGGCGAACCTCGGGGTCCGGCAGTACGCGTGCCACGAACCGTTCCCACGTGCTGTTCGGTTTCGATTCAAGGTCCGGGTCGAACCGCGACGGTTGACCGTTCCAGCGGATCATCCGCGTGATCCGGTCCTCCCGGCGCTGCGTGCGAAAATCCCCCGACTTCAAGTTCAGCGTTCCGTTCCCGAAGTTGACCAGGTACGGGTCGTCGTCCAGTTGATCCGGACCCACGATCACGTTCGGCCGGGATCGCGCCATGTCCACCATCGCGGCGACGCGGTTCACCGACTGGGAGCGCTCGGAGTGCCTGACGAGCGCCGTCCGTTGCGCGGCTGGCATGTCCGGCGAGAACTCCACCGCTGCCACGTTGGTCAGGTCGAGCACCGTCTCGACGGCACGTCGACGCACCTCGTGATCCCCCGCGTCGCGCTCCCAATGCGTCCCGGACCACACCAGCCACGACTTCCACGCCACGCAGTAGCGCAGGTCGGTCCCGTGCGCCCGGAGCAGCCGCTCGGCGTTTCCAAGGTCCGTCAATGGCAACCCGTCGCCGGTCTGCGCAACCGGCCTGGACGGTTCAGGGACCGCCTCGACGCTTTCCGTCGCCGACGCATCCGCGACGAGCGCCTCCAAGTCCGCCAGTGTCCCGCCAGCCGCGAGGTAGTCGCTGACGTCCGCACCCTTCCCGTCGACGGGCAGGGTGACGATCACCACGGACGTGGCAACACCCGCAAGCGCCTTGGCGATAGCCCTCGCGCCCAACCGTCCCGCCTCGTCATTGTCCGGCACGATCCGGACGTCACGGCCACGGAGCCACTCGCCGTAGTGCGGTTTCCACTTCCCCGCACCCATCGGCACCGTCGTTACCGTCGCGCCGGTAGACGCAAGGTTGTCCGCGTCCTTCTCGCCCTCGACGATCCACACCGGACCGTCTGACGCCAGCAACTCCGGCAACCGGTACAGGACCGTCTCGACGCCGCTCAGCGACCAGACCGGCGGCTTCCCAGGCACGATGGCACGCTGCCGGAAATCCTTGGGTTCGTACCGGACCGTCTCATGCACCACCGTCCCGTCCGCGTCGCGGTACTGGTAGACGGCAACCTCGCGCCTCCCCTCAACCGGCTTCACCCTCGGCCGCGGCTGCACCATCTCCATCCTCGATCCATCCTCCGGCCACACCCCGCGTGCGATCAGCGCGCGCTTGACGTCATCCTGCGGGCATTTCGCGTGGCACTTCCACAGCACCCGCGTCCCGTCATCCGACTCGCTGATCGACAGGGAAGCGTGACGATCCTCATGCGCCGGACACTGCGCCATCCACCCCTTCGCCGCCCGTTTCCCCCCGAGACTGCGTGCGAGTTCCTCAGCGGTCGGGTACCGCGTCATCGTTGCCATGTCCCCTTTTCCAATCCCAACCCGCTACCAGTCCGTCACGCCAAGATTCACATCCGCCACCCGCACCTTGCGCCGAACCAGTGATGCATCACCCATTCGCCCTGGCAACGACAATGCGTGTCCGTCAGAGGCACGGACAGCCTGAGACACTACGCTACCCCAAGGCACATCGAATGCTGTCGAAGGGTCAGACATAATGCCATGACGCCGCCACGCACCAGATCTCATGCGCCCGTTCGCGGACATGAGCGGCCAATACACCATGTCCACGGAACGGCCACCATGCGTGATGTACGTGCCATCGCGCGGCGGGAGCATGTCGCACAAG